CTGGCAAGAAGCTCAACTCTCTGAACGTGCAATCCCCAGGAAATATACCCCTTGGGGCCGGTCGCGGGGTAGAGCAGCCCGGTAGCTCGTCAGGCTCATAACCTGAAGGCCGCAGGTTCAAATCCTGCCCCCGCAACCAAAATATAGAAAGAATACAGCCGCTTAAGAGCCTCCCTCGCGGGGGGCTTTTCGCGTTTCTACGCCGTGTCAACACTGTGTCAACAAAACGCTGGCGGCCCGTGTCAGTGAATGACGGTCGACTCGCGGGCAACGATTCACTTGATCCCGCCCCCAAGCCGAGCCTGATGGTCGCTGACACAGGGTTGGAGACCACAACATGCACAAGATCAACGACGCGGCGCTAGACGCCTTCATCACCGCCAAGACAGAGATCGATGCCATGCTAGCGCGCCTGGCCGCCCTGAGCGCCGACCATTTCGACTATAGCCCCGAGGAAGTGAACTGGGGCCATGTTGGCACGCTTGACCACTACCGCGCCCGCCTCCGCGAAATCACCGACATGGCGTTCAGCGAGGGCGAGCACGCCGTGTAACATGAGGGGCGCGAGATGGTCGTTCCGGAAAACGCGTTGGAGGCCCCAACGCGTTTTATGGGCGGATCACGCCGCCACTGTCCCCACGCCATCCAGCCGAACAGCGACGCTGGTGATGCCGTTCCCGGCGGCCTCGGTCGCAATTCCCACCGGGAAACGCCCGGTGCCCGGCACGTTGATGTTTTTGGCCGTGTTGTCCCACGCCACGCGTGCGCCGACCGTCAGCACGGCGGCGGTGGCTTTGGGCAGCTGATAGACGCCGATGGTGGCAAGTTCGACCGGTTCGCCCACAGCGGCGGAGTAGGCGGCGACGCCGAAGATGTTGCCGACGATCACGCCCTCGCCAGAGACCGTGCCGCCTGCGGGCGCGGGCACGGTGATGACGTCGCCTTTCTGAATATGGTTCTTCATGGTCAAAGCCCTTTCGAGGATTGGATGCGGACCACGGCGATGCGCGCCGTGGTGCCGGTGATCTGGCGGTTGAGGTCGCCCAGCGCGGCCACCATTTCCGCATCGGTCGCGTAGGTGATCCGCTTGCCGTCGTATTCAACGGTGCGGATGCCCTGATAGCGGGCGGCCATCAGGGCATCGCGCCAGGCGGTAAGTTGGGCGAGGTCGGCCATCACGCGCCTGCATTCTGGAACCAGCCGCGGTGGTCGATGAAGCCTGCGCCGAAGTCCAGGATCACCCGGATTTCCACGCCATCAACATCCCACCCGGACCGGCTTTCGACCTGTGGCCCTTCGTTGCCCGAGATATAGGCGAACTCGAGCCCGTCGATCTCACCCGGATCGGCGGTGACATACCAGCGGGTCGCACTGGACAGGCGAGGTTCGACCACCAGCGACATCGCCCCCGAGAACGGGTTCACATCGGCGGCGGTGGCAGGCGCGATAGTCGCCAGCCACTTCTCGGCCACGGTCTCCAGCGCGGGCGGGACCAGCAGGTTCTTCGGCGTCACGCGGATCACGCGGCCCTCGATGCCCTTCTGGGTGCGCAGGGCCAGACGCGCGGCCGATAGGGTGGTGTCCGAGATCACGGCACCCGTCGTTGCCCGGTTGCCGTGATCGACATGGAACAGCGCCTTGTTGTCCGAGAGGGTTGGGCCATTGCCGCTGTTGGCCTCCAAGAGGGTCACGAGGATCCGCGCCTCGGTCTCGGCCGCGCCTTGCCCCATGCGGCGGGCGAGGTCCGAGAAGGCGCCGAGGTCGTCGTTCACCAGCACCTGGCGGGTGATGCCGATCTTCTTGGCCCAGGTCTCGATCTTGTAGGCTTCGCGCGCCTCGGCCATGGTCCCGGCCTTGATCTCGCCCGCCTCGTTCAGTTTCTCCAGCAGCGGGGCTTCCCCGAGCATGATCTTGTTCACCGCCCGGAAATCCCGGGCCGAGGTCTGGCGGCCAAGGCGGCGGATGCCGGAAGGGGCGGCCTGATAGGCATCGCGCAGCACGCGGCCCACGGTGTTGCCGAGGATGATCGGGAAGTCCGAAGTGGTGTGCAGCGCGCGGGTCACCAGGCTGGCGGGCGACAGCGCCATCGTGGACTCGCCGCGCAGGGTCAGCAGTTCCTTCGCCATATCGACCGGCGTGGCATAGGCGTATCGGCGGGCCGGTTCGCTGAGTTCGTGGCGCGGGTTGATGCGCGCATACAGCGCCTCGCCCCTCTGACGGGCGCGAAGGCTCGGGTCATCGTAGCTCTCGCCCATCTCGACGCGCACCTGTTCGGTGCGGATCGGCGGCGCGCTGCGGCTGGCAAGCGCCTCGAAGGCTGCACGGCGAGCGGTGTCGGCATCGGCGGCGGCGTCGATCTGGCCGTCGATCCACGCCTGGTCCAGCCCGGCGATGCGGGCGATGGAGCGGATCTCGATGTTGATCGCGGCGCGGGTCTGCGCCGCGGGCGGGGCAGGGGTGGTGGTGTCGGTCATGTGGGTCTCCATGCGAATGTGGGCGCCGGGGTCGGCGGGCGTCGGCACTAGGGAAATCTCGTGGGGTGTCCAGCGCACGGCGGTCAGCACGCGCGCGCCGTTCTCGGTGGTCTCGGCCCAGTCCTCGACCGAATAGCCGACCGAGACATGGCGCAGGATCCCGGACAGGACGTCCTGCCAGAGCGGTTCCACTTCCGGCCGGGACGAGAAGCGGATCAGTGCCGTGCCGCGCTGTCCATCGACGGCGGCGGACTGCACACTGCCCAGCACATCGCGGACGGCAGACTGGCGATGCGCATCCAGCACGCTGGCCCCTTGCAACCGGGACAGGTCCACCGCCTCAGGCGCAAGGCTGAGGCGTTCGATGTATTGCCCAGCCATGTCGCGGCGGCGCACGGGCGCGCCGGTGGACCAGATCACCTCGACGGTACGGGCTTGCGGGTCGGCGCTGGCCGGAGCCAGGTCGGCGCGGCGGGTCAGCAGGGTGACGGTGTCAGTCATCAGCGGTATCCTCCTTGGGGGCGGGCGCGCAGAAGTTCAGGCCCAGCGCATCCGACCGCGCCTTGTCGGCGGCAATCTCGGCATCGACCTGTTCGGCGTCATAGCCACGTTCCGAAATCGCCTGCGTCCTGCTCTTGAGACCGGCATTGATGGCGAGGATCTCTGCCTCCACGTCCTTCTTGG